GGTACAATCTTGTCTTTGTGGAGTGGTGACTTGAACCGTAACCCTACCACACTCCTCTCTCTTGGCAAAGCGTTTTACGCGAAAGCCAAGAAGTACATCAATAGCAAGGCAGACTTCGTATCCGCTTATCAGTGGATTGCTACCAACTACATCATGTTGGACAAACGTTTCACTGACACAAACGACAGCGGCAACGTTGCTCGTAATGCGTCCAAGTTCTCGACAGAAGTGCTTGAGGCTTGGAAGAGTGCCAACAAGATTGTTGAGCCTCTAAAGGCTACCAAGAAGAAGGCGACTAACACCAAATCTCCTAAGCTTTTCCGCAAGTCTCTGTAAACAGTATCATCAGGCGGGTGTAAAAGCATCCGCCTTTTCTCTATGTGCAGCAAACAACAAGGATTCTAAGGATTACCTATGGATAAAGCATCTGAATTAGTTGTAAAAAGTGGTAACGTCCATAAACACATCCGTGAAATTGCACCCAACATCACTGAAGAAGAACACAAAATGATTGATGACCTCCTATCTTGCATTGCAGTTTTCCCTATTGTAAAAAACAATGAAGATACCAAGGGGAAAGAAACTTCTACTGACTAAAGAATCACGGCTACGCGACCATATGTGTCGCGGCAGAGAAGGGTATAACGACCTTGAGTGGTTAATGCCTTTTGTTATTCTCGGCGGTAAGTTACATGAGACTGAGAGGGTGCGCTTGTGGGATGAGGTATATGGCTTCGTACGCAAAGTAGAACGTAACCACTTCCACAGACGTTTCCAAGTGAATAAGGATTACACCGACCAACGTGTAATCCTTTTTTATGAACTGTGTACATGGAAATGGGAGCGTAACATTTCTTGGTGCTGCAAAACATTCATACAAGCGTTCCCACACCTTGAGTGTATTCTTATGCTCCGCCGTTGGGGTGTTGGTGGTGTCGAACTACAACACTACACTGGTTGGGGTGTAAAAGCGATTGTTACTTATCTATCCTTATACAGGTACAAAGAAACTTATGAGCAATACTGGATTAGAAAGAACGGACGACCGCCCAATTCAGTCGCCCTCAAAAATTGGGAGTGGAAAGCCCGTTGGGTGGAGAACCTTATTGGCGACCACCTCCTCACCCAATTCATTGAAGGTGTGCGGGACGAACTCTCGTACGAAGCATACGAAGGTGATGAAATTTTTCCTGACATTAGCGGGGAAGACTGACTACTCAACTCATGTGGTGGTGCTTATAAATGACACCCTCATCCACTATACATGGGGAGGTGTTGTATTTTGTAAGCAAGATTACTTACTTGAGCCTGTATGGGTTGTAGATCTACACCTCTCTGAGTTGGAGTACCTCAACGTAATCGACCGCGCTCTTACTCTAACGGGCATACTCCCTAAGGGGTTTGGGCATTGGTGGTTTAAGGCGTTTTGTTGGTTGTTTAACCGCAACCAATATTTATGTACCAACTTTGTAGTATCTATCCTTGGATACACTATGAAAGAAGGTATCACTCCAGACGAGCTTTACACATGGTTGAGTAGAACATGACATACATAATCGTCTTCTTTTTAATTCTTGTAACACTGCCTGTCTGGAGATTCTTAATAGGTCTCATTCTTTACAAGTTAATTAATCGTGCATGAACTTTTTCTACCACTTCCACTAGACGCGCCGCCTACTTATAAACGAGTACGCGGCGCTTCTATTACGCGGCGAAACTTTATCACCTCTGGTAAGTTTGTCGCGGTTAAAGAGTACACCTACATCAAAGTCGCCAAACGTGTCGGCGAAACTCAAGTAGGTATTAATTTGTTCTATCTACTTGACAACAACGTTATTATCGGTTATCGTAAGGATGACCACTATTTCCTACGGGAAGGTGCAAAGAAAAATGTTACCAAAATCCAAGCGCGCAAAAAGAAGAAACCGTCACACGTCAGGTAAAAGACTTTATTGGTGTTTTAAAAATGCTGAAGGTCGTGCTGATATCACTAATGAAATCGGCGTGTGTTACCGTAACGGTGTGTATTGGTTCGTTTCTGTAAACTGTTATATGGTAGGAGGTAAAGTCGTACATGGCTAATGCAGTCATTTCTAAGTCTGCTTGCCCACAGTGTCGAAAGAACGGCGGTGACACCACAGGTGACAACCTTGTAAACTACTCTGATGGTGGTTCACATTGTTTCGCTTGTGGCTACAACGTTCGTGGCGCGACAGGTAAACATGGTGATAAAGGTATTACACCTCCAATGCCAAGTATGCCGCTTAACATCATGGAGATTGCTTCATTGAAAGGCGGCTTAATAACAAATGCAACACTCCTCAAGTATGAGGTGTTTCAGCTAGAAGAGAACGGTAAACCGACTTATGTGGCGGTGTATCCGTATTACGACCTTGAAGGTAACTTGTATGGTGTGAAGTATCGTGACTTTCTTGCTGAACAGAGAGACGGCAAACACCACAAATGGTTTCACGGCAGCTTTCATAGCTTCTTCGGGACGCGCAACCGTAACTCGATGAGCGACACCCTCATCATATGCGAAGGTGAAAGCGACACGATGGCGGCATCACAAGTATTCATTCATGAAACTTGTGTGGGTGTGAGTGGTGCAAACAGCATGGAGAAAACTCTCCGTGCTGCTGCTACATGGGTACGTTCATTCAAACGTATTTACGTCTGCATGGACAATGACAATGCTGGTAAAGAAGCACTCGCTATAGCAATGGAGTTACTTCCTAAGTGGCGCACATTTGCTATGGTATTGCCTCCAAAGAAAAAAGATGTTTGTGAGTGTAACGTGCAGGAACTTAAACAAGCGTTCGCGTCTGCAACAAACCTCACCAGCACCGACATCATTACAGGAACTTCACTCGTTAGCGACTTTTACAAATGGAAGAACGCGATGGGTAACAACACTGGTATCACCACTGGCTTTGACGGTATAGACCGTATGCTTGGCGGCGGTGGTATTCAGATTGGTGAGTTTATGTTGCTGGTTGCACACACTGGACGTGGTAAATCCACATTAGGGTGCTGCATTGCGTACAACATGATTCGCAACGGTGTAAAGTGTTTATGGGTAGGTACTGAGATGTTACCAAACCAGATGCTTATAAAGTTCATTGAACGTCATACTGGATACCCTTACCGAGATGAGTTCGGGCAGGTGTCTATCGCAGCACAGCGTGAGAAGGACGCGCTCGACTTCATCAGCGCCAATATGACGTTTTACAATAACTTACTTGGCGAAGCTGAGAAAGTTATTGAGGCTTGTGTCAACGCTGTGATGACTAACGGTGTTGAAGTCATCTTCATTGATGTACTTCAAGACATTGACATTAACTTTGCAGGTAAATACGATGTTGCCGCCGAAGTATGTCAGCGCCTTGTCACACTCTCTCAAGGCAATCCCGATGAGCGTCAGCCGCCTGTCGCCATCATTGCAATTCAGCATACTCGTTCTGAAGGTACTAAAGAGAGCAGCAATGTTTCTCTAGGAGAAATCAGAGGAGGAGGTGCAATTAAACAGAAAGCTACCGCCATCATCGCGATGAACGGTGCTGTTCAAGACAACATGAGATACCTCCAAGTCATCAAGAAGTCTCGGATGCGCGACTCTTTACAATTGGAGTGCACCCTCTCATACGACACTATCACCAAGACCTATACGGAGATTTCCAATGACTAAATTTATTATTCTTCTGGTTACAGTGTTGACATTTGCCTACATTGTAGGGTACACTCTTTGTGCTACAGTAAATCTTATCCTTACGGAGACACAAGAACATGACCTTTAAAACATTCACAGCCGAACAGCGTAAACAGATTCACACCATCATGAATGTGTGTGATAATCTTGACAACGATGACGAAGTAATTGCAACTGCTCTCAACTTTCTAGCGCAGATGTGCGACCCTGAAGTACTTGAATGTGATGTTACATTCTACATCACAACTGACGATGATGGTGCAATTAAACTAGAGATGGTGGTGTAGTGAGAAGTAAATTTGAAGAAGCTTTTATTCAGAAGTACACACTTCCATACGAAGAGTTGTCTCTTCCGTACATACGCAATTATGTACCTGACTTTCACACAGACAGGTACATTCTTGAATTGAAGGGTGTTCTTGAAAGGGATGACGCGCAGAAGATTTCATCAACAGTGTCATTCCTCCGCACCGAGCAGGTGTACATCATCTGCGGCGGTAAGTTTAAACACCGTGAAGAACTCGCCGAAGTTACTAAACACTTTAACCCAACTGTGTTTAACTATCCAGACTTGGGTTATGTTATTGCACCTCAAATGACACAATCTCAGTTGGCTAACCATCGACTGTCGCGCGGCAGTCGTACTTGGCACGAACGTTTTCCGCTTACTGGTAGCGACATCGTGGCATGGGCTAACAAAATGGGTATACCTGCTTGTCCAATGTCGTACAATGACCATCGTGAGTGGGAGAAGTATCATGCATCCAATCTCTAAGAGGCAGATACGCCGCCTTCGACACAAACACCCTCGTATGGCTCATCTGCTGTCTTACCTAAAACAGCGTAAATGTGTAAGGTCTTACATCTTCAAAAGTAAGATTGACAATTGCTTGTATGTGAGGTCGTATGTTAATTTTCTGTGACATTGAAACAGAAGGGTTAGACTCTACCTTCGACCCTTCTGTAAAAATTACAAGGATTGGTATTGCTATTGATGATGAACCTGCTGTGTCATTTGACTTCGGTGATGTCAAAGAAGGTGGACAGATTACTTTCTTTTTAGAGAAATACATCACTAATAACGACATTTTTATCTTTCACAACTCTGCCTTTGACGTAACCACGTTACGTCTTAACGGCTTTAACATTGTGAATTATGAAGATACAATGTGCATGAGCTACTGCCTCAATCCTGCACCTCTTCAATTCCACTCTCTAGCTAACCTTGCTGCGTTAGCTGGCGGTGAGAAAACACATTTCGACTTCAACACCACCTCAGACGATTACGATGAGTGGGCGCTCGACTTAACGGCGTACAACATCAATGACGTTGAGATAACAAGAAAGGTGTATTGGTATCTACAAGAACAACTTGTCAAAGACCAAGAGTTGTACGACTACTATCTTGGTGTCGAGTTGCCTTACATTGAGTGCATCATTGACATGCTTCGCAATGGTGTGTCGATGGACATACCAACACTGGAGCGTATGCACATCGGCTTAACCGCAGACCGTGAAGTGAAGGTGCGCGACCTTGAGTTATATGGCGGTTTACTGCCTGACAAAGAGGTACTGTACAGCAAGAACGTTCTGTTTTCTGCAAAACCATTACAACTTGTAGGGTATAACAAAAAGAATGGTGTAGTGACTTACGACCACTGCACCGTCAAACCATTTAACCCAAACAGTGGCGACCAACTTGAAGCGGTGTTCTTGCGCGAAGGTTATACAGACTTTCCTAACTACACCGCAACAGGCAAACCATCGTTCAACCGTGAATCGTTAGAGGAAATTCCGCACCCTCTAGCGCGTAAAATCATCGAGCTTAAAGACCTTGATGCGGTGTTAAAATTTGTTCCGCCCTTAATGGAGGTATCATTCGATGGAAGATTACGGACGCATTTTAAACAGTTCAACACTGTTACAGGACGGCTCTCGTCTGCGAGTCCAAACCTGCAAAACATGCCAGCACAAAAGAAAGCTGGAGATGTCTACTCGTACCGTGCAGATGATGCGTACAACATCCGCAAATGCTTCATCGCACCAGAAGGATACTCTCTTGTTGTTGGTGACCTTAACCGCATTGAGCTTGTTGTACTTGCTTACTATCTTGAACTTGTTCTCGGCTTTACGGGGATGAGTGACGCGGTTCGCGCTGGTGAGGATTTACACCAAACCAATGCCGACCTCTGGCAGTGTGAGCGCCGTGTTGCCAAGACAGTTATCTTCTGTCTGGTCTATGGCGGTGGTGCAAACAAGATTGCACACATCACAGGTATCAGCGTGAAAGAGGCGAAGCAAGTAATCAAACGTATCTACGATACGACACCTATCCAAGAGTTGAAAGAGAAGCTTATCTCTCACGCTCGGAAGAGAAAAGGGTGCTTCAAGGATGTGCTTGGTCGTCTTCTTAAAGCAGAAGGCATTCTTTACGACAGACAATCTAAAGAGTATGCAAGAGCAGAGCGTCAGTGCTTCAACTATCTTATCCAAGGTAGCGCTGCAAGTATCTTTAAGTATTTGCAGAACGAAGCGCGACAGTGTTTTGAAGACTTGTACTTAATGTATTGTCTTAACACCTACAACCAGATTAACTATGTGAGAGGACTGCCACAGCTTAGGCAGCTACTTCAGGTGCATGACGAATGTGTATACGAAGTTCCAGAGTGGGCAGCAGAAGATTCTTGTAAAGTGTTGACAAACATCTTCACCAATGATACTATACTCTCAACTGATAAATTCAGAGTGCCTATCACTTGTGAGTTTCAGTTTGCACAAAATTGGTACGCAGCTAAAGAAAAAGGAGCGTAGTATGGATGACATCGAGTCTATTCGTGAGTACAACATTACCATGTCCAGAAGATACGGTAAGATGAAAGAGGTACTTGAACAAGAAACTATACTCAATTCTCTAAAACAAGAACTTCTTGAAATAGAATTTGAGTTGTTACGTTACAACGCGCAGATAACCATTGAGATTTTTAACAGGTTCGGAGTAGACACCGACAAAGTATGATACCTAAACTAATGCTTGCAGACCATACACTAGATGGCGGTCTGCACCAAGACAAAATCACATTCCCTAAACTCGTACTTCCTAAGTATGACGGTATTAGGGTGTACATCCAAGGCGGTCGCGCTTACAACCGTTCTGGTAAACTCGTCCCTAACAGTTGGTTACACACCCAACTAGCGAGTTTGCCTGATGGTGTAGAAGGTGAGGTTGTTGTTAATGACAACTTTGCTGACACCACTTCAGCGCTGCGCTCATTTGACAAGCGCGATTATGACTTCAAGTTTTATCTGTTTGACAACACCAATCCGTTTAGAGTCGATGACCAATACCTTACTAGGTTACAGTCGCTATTAAACTTAGTTGAGACCGTTGATGACAAACGTATTGTTCGTGCAGAGTATGACTTTGTTACGAGTTTAGGTGAGCTATTACAGCTTGAAAGTGATTATGTTGCACAAGGTATGGAAGGTGTAATTCTTCGTGACCCTGTTGCGAAATACAAATTCGGTCGCGCAACGTTCAAAGAGCAATCATATCTTTCTATGAAGCGCTCAATGACTGACACCGCCAAAGTTATCGGTTACAAGTGCAAACTTGAAGATGGTGCACCAGTTGACACACTCGGCGCTCTTGAGTTAGAGTGGGATATCAGATTCTATTCTGCGAACCTAACCGTAGAAGGTGACTCTTTTTGGTGCGGTTCTGGACTTGACGATGCCACTCGCGCAAAACTTTGGGCGATGCAAGACGAACTTATCGGTAAGTCTGTTGAGTTCAAGTACCAGAAGAGTGACCAAGTTGCTCCACGTTTTCCTGTATTTTTGAGGTTATTATGACGCTTGTTTCTGTGATGAGCCGCTACCACATTTCTATACACCACGCTGCGTTACTACTTAACGTGCCTGAACAGTCTATTGTTCGCTGGTTGCTAGAAGATAGAATGTCTGACTACCTTGAAGAGTGTTTCTTGTACGAAAGAGAGAAGCACCTCACCTAATCTGCTTTGGTGACGAGTAACACCCTCGTCAGTTAGTCGCTAAAAGATGTCCTTTACTATTTAACACAATGGAAGCACCTAATATTCTCAGCATTGACGCAAAAGAGTTCGCGGACAATTACGCGGTAGATTTAACACCGTACATCAAGAAATACCCTAAAGGAAATCTTGACTACATCCCTTGGAGTGCCGCCGTTTTCATCATGAAGGAACACTACCCTCATTTCGTGTTTGAGGTAGAGACTTTTGAAGGCAAGCCGATGTCTTACGTTGATGGTGGGACTGCGTTTGTTTCGGTGTACATCACTGACACTCTCACAGGTAAGCGCTCACCTTCTTCACACTTCCCTGTAATGAAAGGATTTAACCACAACGCGGAGATTGAGCCAGACACTCGCGCTATCAGTGACTCTATCCAACGCGCAAAAGTCAAATCTCTTGCAGAAGTTACTGGTCTCGGTCTTAAACTTTGGTTGCGTCTAGATGAAGAAGACCTTTCACCAGCACCTATCTCTCAGCGCGAGACACAACATTCTGCACCTCCAAAGCGTTCTGCACCAGTTGTAGAAGATGAGGAGTATGAAGAAGATGATGTTGAATACGCCGAAGAAGATGATGAGGTGTTTGAGACAGAGGAAGCAAAGCCTCTAGCTCGGCGCACTCGTCCAGCACCAGCCGCACAATCTCGCAAACCTGCTGCACAATCTCGTCCCGCCGCACAATCTCGTAGACCTGCACCAAGCAGAGGAGCTAACCCTTTTGGCTAAACCTAAAGAGCCTTGCGCTTACATCTCCTTATGGGATGGTGATGGCGGACAACGACCTGCATTGAAGGGTGTTCTTAAGTTCACCATCGATGACATGAAAGCAATCCTCAACGGTGCTTGTAACTCGCAAGACGCTGATGACTACGACCAATACTCCCTAGACATTGCGTTGTGGGAAGAAGAAGACGGCGGCGGCAACTACCCTACTTACAAAGGTAAGTTGAGCGTTCGCAAACCTAAAGACGAAGAAGCGCCCAAGAAGCGCAGGAGTACAAGACGATGAGATGGAGAGTTGCTTTATGTGTAGGTTTGTTGCTGGTGACGTTGTTGTCATTCTACCTCAAACCTCTTGACATCTACTACAGATTTGGCGACAATTGCGCTGGATTTAATACAAGACTTGAATGGTTGGGTTGTAAATAGAAATGATTTTTAAGCGGCTTACTGAATACTGGAACTCTGATGAGTGTGGTGCTTACCCAACTGACGCTGCCACTGTTGCAAAAGTTGTTGCTTTCTATAGCAAAGCGTTAGCCAATTCAATAACTGATGTCTTGTTCCGCAAAGAGGCTGACCACTACCTTCGTGTTTCAGCTATGGGTAAGCCTCTTATTCTTCTTTGTTTAGCCAAGATTGGATATCGCGAACCTGACAACATCTCGTTTAAGCTTCGCTGGATATTCATGGTTGGTCATGTGTTTGAGGCGTTTGTGATGTGTGTCATATTTCTCTTGAAGTATGACATACACTCCGCCCAAGATGAAATAGACTTTGGTGGTGTGAAAGGTCACATCGACTTTATGGTTGATGAAACTGTAGTAGAAGTGAAGACCATGAGTGACAGATACTTTACAGATTTCTGCCGCAAGCAGAATGACGACAGAGGATACTTAACTCAACTTCACATCTATTGTCACGCCAAAGGTACAAAGCGCGGCGTGTTCTTGGTGATTAATAAAGCAACCAACGAGTTGCGCGAACTGCCTCTTATTTGGGACGACCGCTACATCACTCGCGCTCGTCTTGTAGTTGACCACTACAACGCTTGTGATAACATAGACTACATTATCGACAACCTTAACGCACCTGAGTGCGTACCTGAAAAGAAAGGTATGACGATGACAGGTAACTTTCTTATACCTCCATCAATGAGGTATTCTTACTTCCGCGATGCGTTCTACCACTGGAACGGACAAACAGCAACTTACATACCACATTGGTATAGGAGTTTTGAATGATTGTAATATCAAACACCTTAAATATTGTATCTGATAAAGAGAGACTTAGAGCTTTCACTTTATTAGATGCAGTTTTAAAAGACTCACCGCAGTACAACAGCAGAACTGACATAATTGCGAACGGCTCATACTTCATTAAACATCCTATCTCTGGAGATTGGATGCTTAAATGCGAAGATAAGACTTACACTCGTCATCGCCGCCTAGACCATTTACCACACTACCAAGCAGCGCTCGACCTTGCTGTAAAAGAGATGGAGCACAACTCCACCAAGCTTGATTACGCAGTTGGTGGTATTGCAATGCAGTTCATCAGAAACGATAACGGCGACAAAGTTCTCATCAACAGTGTGCAAGAACCACTTCCTGCGCTCGACTTGACAGAAGATGAGTACGAGGGTATTATTGAAGAAGCAGATGAACACTACTCAAGGAATCCTGGTCGCGCACACCGTGGTTTCTTTTACAAGAGAACAGTTACGGTTAAAGATTCTTTGAAGTTGGTGTGGTTTTGGGAGGGCATTGGTGTTATCGAGATTTTAAACCCTTACACAGTGGAAGACAATTCAGTGGATTACAACATGGCAAAATATCGTTTAAGGAAAAGTGATGAACTTCTTATAAAAGTTCTCGACAGTGGTAACTCAAATGTGGCACTCCTTCTTGGAAAACCTGGGACGGGCAAGACTTTCTTCACAGACTGTTACGCCAAACGTACAGGTGCAGAATATATCTACACTCTTTGTCACGATGGCACTAACTCAGAAGATTTGTTTTACTCCATCAATGTCGGTAAAGCAGTTCTGCGCGAAGCTGGCAGCAGTGACGAAATCTACCAAGCAGGTATTCTTCTACGCGCTGTTCGCGCCTCACTCAAACATAAAGTAGTGGTGTGTATTGACGAAATCGACAAAGCATCTAAGCGCACCGAAAACTTGTTCCTAGACTTTGCGGAAACTTATCGCGTTCCTTTTCTTGGTACACAAGAACAGGGTGTAAAAGAAAACATCACCATCTTCTTCACCTCTAACGGCTATCGTCCACACAGCGAAGCTTTCCTGAGGAGGTGCTACAGACACCACTTCGACTTCCTTCCCCGAGCTGTGGAAATTTCTCTCATCGGCGGCACATTCGCCACAGCTATTGTTGACGCTCTTACAGCGATACGGGAAGGTGGTGCATCTTCTCCAAGTGTTAAAGAAGGTATGCTCTTCGCCCACAATCTTCAGTTCACCACCAACGTTAAGGATGTTGAGTGCTTGATGTATGCACACCTGTGCAAAGAACCTGAAGATATGGAGATTCTTCAGAAAGGTAATTTCGCTAACAAGTTTATCACGAAGGTGTTTTAACAATGAAATACTATTACGCGCGTCAAGATTTGTTTGGTAAGGTTTGGGTTGAGTGTGATGTTTACACATACGATGATGTGTGTGGTATTTGTGATACTAAAACTTTACCTTCATTTAATGATGAACCTATCAACTTTGACGAAGAAGATGAGTACTTAAACAGCTTGCGCGATGAGCCTCACACTCCAATGAAGGACGCAATACTTGATGAGTTGCGCGACACTGCACCTGCTATCGTCTCTTTGTTGTTTGACGAAATCGTTGAAGAAGAAGACTTACAAGTTGACCCACAACAAGTTGAGTACTTAATCGATGAAGAACTCATCAACCCTGACTATGACGAACTTGAGTTCGGCGATGCAGAAGAAGAGGTGTCAAACGATGTTGTTACACCTCCTGTGGCAAGTAGCAGCACCAACATCAACAGATGGTTTCCACGCGCTGCTATTTCACTCCCTAAAGGCAGCACCTCCATCAATGACATCAAGCGCATACAACGCGCCATCTATACGTTGATGGAAGGTGGTATGGTTCACGACAATGACCAGCTTGACGGAGACAAGTTTGTAGCGCGGCTTGAAACACACCGCGATGTCACTATCAACACCTCTCAGAAAGACCGCGCCAATCCTTCTATACTATTTCTGCCCGATTTCAGCCCTTCTTGCTCCTCTTACGCTTCGTTGTATAACACCCTCCTCAGTGGTGTTTCTACTATCCGCGATGACTTTAACGTTGTAAGCGCACCTCACTACAACGGATTGCCGAAGTGGTTTGTTGTTAACGGCGTACGCGACAAACGAGAGATGGAGTATTTCGGCAAAGATTATTGTCGCGAATACTCAGACGGAGATATGTGGGCTGATATCACTGAACGTGAAGACGCGCAAAAGTTCTACGCCGCCGTACTTGGGAAGAGGTGTTCTTTGTACGACATCAGCACCGTCATCATCGCTGGCGACATGGACGGTACTTGGTGTTACAAACTGTTGCTTGACAATCCACAAGTTGAGCGCATGATTTGGGTAGACGGCTCGTACTGGAGTGACGAGAAGTGCATGACTAACCGCACATCGGAGTTGTTGTACAAGCTCGACATTACTGGTGCAAAGCGCACACTCGCCAAGTCTAAGCTCATCTACTGGAGCGGTGTAAAAAAAGTTGAAGATTTTGTTCGTGCTGTAGAGAGGAGTAACTCATGGTAGGTGTAAATATGTAACGCTACTAAAGACAGCAAAAGAAAGCCGCAATCTTAATTGACTGCGGCTTTTGTATGTCATTAAATTGTATGAAATTTACACGAATAATAGCAGAGTATTATCTATATGAATTTTACCTAAATGGTGCTGTTTGATTCTGTACAGCTTGATAGAGTCTAACCTTACAAACACACATCTAACCTATTAGAGTGTCTACAGATCGCTTACAGCTATCGCTGATCACGTTTCTGTACTGTCGATCAATTGGTAATGAATCCGATCAACTACTTCAGTAAACTTTCGTATTCGTATAAACTTCACATTATATCGTTGTTGCGTGGCGCAGACATCTGCACTTTGATAAAGTACATCTCTTCTTTTAACTCCTCACCTGCTACGCGCACCTTCTCCATAACGTTGGTGTTATTAGAGATGACTTCGCGCATCATCGAGATTTCACTGACGAGTGTTTGCGTGAACTCCATCATCTTTAGATAGTTGTCAGCGCTTGCTTTCAGCATCGTTTTGTTGACTTCAAGAACACTCTCCAATACAATGTCGTCACGGCGGCGTTCTGCTTTTGAACCGTCAACTTTGTCAGCTACAAACATCTGCACCAACTTCGGAATACCGAGAGCACCTACACCTCCTACAATTAACGCGAGTATGACATTCAAATCTACAGTTTGATTGTTGGCGTTAGGTGTTGCTAGTTGCTGAGGTGTAGACACCTGCGAAATAAAGTACTTCATTTAGTCTTCCTCGCTCGGTTTACGGCGGCTGGTTCAAAGCCGCTAATAACACCATTCTTATGTGAGGCATCGAGACCATCACCGTTGCCATAAGTACCCTTCGCCCTGTTGTAGGCATTGAGTTCGGCTCTGTATTTAGCCTTCTTCTTCTGGTACTTCTTGTCATAAGTGTAGTCTCGTCCTGTAGCCTTTGTGCTACCTTTACGGGGCTTTTTTCTTGTTTTCGACATAGTTATAGATAGTACTTTGTCTAAAACGTAGTAGTCGGTCGGCACTCCTCTGGATAGCAGCTTCGGAAGGGTGCATACCTTTTTGCTGAAGCTCTGTCATGTAGCGCTCTTTTTGTTTGATTTCCTTGTCAGTAAGGACACCTCTCTCGTTGAGCCACATCCACACCATGTCTTCATCGTATTGAAGTTGTTCCCGCGCGATGATAAGGCGCTCGATGTCTTTAAGCTTCTTCTCATACTCACCCTTCCTGAGGATGCCATCACGCTGGTCGCGCAACAGTTCCTGAGTTTTGGTGTCAACTTGTTTGCCAACGATGTCGAGTGAGCGCGAGATGTCGTTGTAGGTAATTTTGTTCTGACGCGCCATGTCCACGATTTTGAGTTTACCACCAATGAGCGAGAGTGCAGCACCAACCCACTCGTTAGCCACTTCGCGGTTACGGAGCACCCTTCCAGTGGCATCGGGGATTGCACCTCCTAGACCGCCGTAGCCTTTCTGGATGATGTTGCCGTTGTTGTCGCGGATAGTTGGCAGACCACTGATGGCAGGTATATCCATTCTATCGATAGCACCGATAGCAGGTACAGCGTTGTTGATGATGGAGTATAGTTCAGGAGGTGCTTCAAAGCCAAGGATAGGGATACCGCGCCCGTCTGTGCGGCGCAGAGGTTTTCCAGTACGAAGGTTAGTGCCACTTGTAAGTTCGTAGATGATTTTATAGACAGGGTAAGACGAGTTCATTAACCTAACGAGGGTGTCGTTTCTACCCTCGCCTTGCAATTCTGCACGTTTATCCGCAGCAGTTTTGCCTACACCTGTTAACTCTTTAACAAACTGAAATGTAGACGTTGCAGGGTTGTACGACTCGTCCATCCACATAGTTAGTTTGTTGTCATCGTCCTTAACACGACCGATGTAGTAAGGTAGTCCTTTGACAACCTCTGGAGAGATACCTGCTTCTGTAACTGAGTCATCTTCTGTAAGAGGTTCAGCAATAAACTGACGCAGTTTCTCGTAAGCAGCATACCTCCAAGGTCTACGCGCAACATCGCGCAACACACGCGGTATCATAGACGCTTGCCAAGACGTAAACATGATTGCGTACTTGTTGACACCATACACAGTAGAACCAACGTCACGCATATCAGGGAAGTAGGCGCGAACGTGGGCGTTGATATCAGCAACAGTATCGAACTGCTTAACAGACTGTGAAAACATATATGTTCCAGCTTTGTCTGCAACGGCAGAAGCACCATCTATACGTTTACCTACACTCATCCAGTTCGCCCATTTAGCGGATGAGTCGATGAGGTTAGCAGTATAGAACACAGGTGAAGATAAGCTATTAAGGACGTTGTCAGCGTGTTTCATAAAGTAGTCAACACCTCCAAGCACCCTCTCCATAGAGTTGAGTGCCTTACCTCCAGTAAGCTCACCAGTACCGAACATATACGTCATGAGACGGTACACAAATCCACTACTGTTGGACAACAAATCTTTTGCGTAATCTATCGTACCAGTAACAGAAGGACGACCACGCTCACCGAACACAGAGGACACTGCTGTACCGTTGTTTTCGTAATACAGCTGAAACCACTCTCGGTGGGTGTATTGTTTACCACCAACTTCCCAACGCTTTACGGTATTGTCAAGAACTTCAAGACCGCCGCGCATTACTCGGATGTGGTCTATAAACGCGATAGGAAGATTCAGTGGGTTGGTGCTAGCAGCATGAGAGCTTATGAAGTTACCAAGAGCTTGGTTTGACAAGTAAACAGGAAAGTTGTTAACTAAAACACCTCTAGACATTGAACTAAAGAATCTGTTGGCGTGTCCAATGAAGCCACCTAACTGCCCAAGAAGCGCAGGAGATTTGGTGATGTCAATGAGTGCAATTACTTGGTCGGCGACTACAGGGTGCATATAGAATTTACCGAACTGTGCTTGTACATCAGCAGGTAGACCGAGTCGCGCCGTCCATGTCAACATCTTGTCTTCCATGTTGACGTAATTAGCAAACTGGCGCTTGTCAGCAGGAAGCAATTTATCTGCTTCATACGCGTTGATGTCGATACTCCATCCAAGCTTTACACCCTCTTCGTCAAAGATACGTCCTAACATCATTGAGATGTTTGCTTGGTCGCCAATAGCGCGTCTATATGTACCAAGATTCTCTACAATGTCAAGATTAAACATATCAGCCGCACTGCTGAATGGAAGACGGTATTGCGCCATCAGATAGTCGTACACCTCTCTACTAGACATTGGCAACTTCTGGAAGAAACCAACGTTAAGAAGGGTGTCGATTTGGGCGGGTGCAAGATTCTTTTCAATAAACAACTGCATCTGCACAGGATTGTTTATTAAGTCTGTCAGTTCATCTGGAGTGATTTTAAAGATGTCAGCGGCAATATCGATGTCTTGTGGTACAAGAAACTCGTACTTACGCGCAATGTCGAACTGAAACTTCGAGTCTTTGCCGACAGCCAGCACATCGCCCGTAACTCTGTCAGGGTTGACGATACGCTTTAGAGCGTAGTCACCATCGAGAGAAAAGATGCGAGTGATGTATCCGATGAACGGGTCGATGGTTTCGATACCTACACCCATTGCGTTACCCATCACACGGATGTCGTCAAAGACCTTAGAAACTTTTACAGCTTGGTTGACAAATTCGTCAATCTGTGTGATAGTGAAGCCCTTCTTGGTCATGGCTTCGACATACTGGTTGTAGCGGATGTTCTGTACCTGCTTAACTACAGGATTTCCTGAGTCGAAGAAGTTCAAAAAGTCAGGTATTTGTCCTACCTCAAGTGTTTCTGTCTGGAGTACCAGACGCTCTTTGCGAGAGATACCTAACTTGTTCGCTGCTTTTCTAAAGTCGTTCGTGAAGTCGATGACAGTCTTTACCTGCACCACATCACCAATTGCGTTGACAGCGTTCTCTGCAAGGTAGCCAGCACGTTGTAAGGACAGACGCACCTCTCCAGAAACTTCTGCACCAATCATCTCAAGAGTCCAACCTAACCTAGACCGCACAAAGTCGAACACTGCTCTACCTTTGCGCGGGTCTAGAGCAACAGATTCGCCGAGTCTGACGTTGTACTCATCACGCGCTGACTTGGCGGCGTACTTGTCAGCACGTTGTTTGTTGAGACGTTGTGTGTAGTTTCGAGCAACAGACTCGAAGGTGTTGCGGCTTAGGATTGTACCATCTAGTGCGTTACGCGCCTCCTCTAACTCCTTACTGAGTTGGGTGTCAGTCTTGGCGATAGCTGCATCCAGTCTCTTTTCTGCGCGGGTGACACGGTTACGAGCAACACGCGTACGCTCTACTTGAGTGTTGAAGTTGCGCGTCTGAATCTTCTTATTTTGGAACACCTCTTCCAACAGCTTCGCGGAGCCTTTCACCTCTGCTTCCATTGCACGTTCCATTTGACGTAGTTGAACGTCAATTGCTTTTAGTTGCTTAGGGTCAGTGACGGTCTTCGCAAGGTTAAACACTCCTTCATAGGCTTTAACCATCTGAGGTGTAATCTCAGGATTGGCGGCGTAGTAGCGGTTGTAAAGGTCGTTAATAGAATCTTCGATACGTTTCTGTGCTTTTAAGGATTGCTCGTAAGCGTTGACTTCAGCTTTCACCAAGTCAAATTCTTTCTGTACAGCTTTGTCAGTAGAACCGAGCATCATCACACGCTGCTCTATCGCGTCAACTTTGTTTTGCGCTTTAACGACAGAGTTCTGTGCATCGGTGACACCCTTCTGGAATTTCGCGTCAATCTTAGGAATGTCAGCAGTCTTCGCAGCAGCGAGTGAGTCTGAGTACGCGATGAACTTGTCACGCTCTGCTCTCACGTTAGCGAAGCGTGCTTTGGCAGTGTTCAGCTCATCAGGTGTGAACGCTTCTTTGTCGCGTCCTTTAGGTAGAGGGCAAGGGCTTAGCATGGTGTGTCAAATACTCCTTCTGGTGGTAAGTGGTCGTCAATTACATTTGAACGCGCGATACGCTCTAGACCTAGCTGTTCTAGGCTGTCTACGTTTTTCATGATGTAGGCTTTCTGTTGAGGTGTCGTTACTTCCCATATTTGCTGAAGCATCTTACTGCTCCATTTTTGTTCAGCAGGTGTAGAAACAGACAGTTCGCGCGACTTTAAAAACGGTATAAGGTCTTCGTCATAAACCTCGCCGAACTCAGAGATGCTTCTTGAGAGAGGGTGTTCTTTCATGGAAGAAGCTGTACGACCATCAAAACCTTGTTCGCGCAACATCGCCACACGAAGCTGTTCGATAGGTACTTGTGAGTTATTGACAACGTGGTAAGCGTCAGTAACGTCAGGCAATGTTGCTGTAGGTGTGTTCTTTCTAACTACTGGAACTATTTCTGCAATTGTAAAGGTTCCACCTCCTACACCTCTCACCTTTACGTCAGTTATAGACTTCACAGAGTAACTGTCTGGTAATATTAAAACCTCAGTCTGTAGAGAGTTTGCTGACTCTGCTGTGGTCTTTAGACCGTTAGCACCTTCCAACTTAAGGATGATGTTACCGTTGGAGTATGTTGCAGCTTCCTTTAAATCGGTTGAGAAGCTCTGTATTGCTTTATCAGAAACAGTGTCACCTACCTTAGACACCGTACTACCAACATCTCCCAACCCTCTGTATAACACAGGATACTGCCTAGAGTTTTCAGAAAATGCGCGCAATAGTTCTGGAGGGTATGCAGACAAACCTTCTCCACCTCTAGCTTTTGTAGCCCATTCAAAAGCTTCTCCATTTACATACCTAAACAGTACACGTTCAAGTTCA